AGGTTACCAACCGAGTCAATAATAATAATGACCTTATCGCCTTTATTAACTTGGTCAAGTTGGTGTGCAATATCAAACTTAAGTTCTTCTACGTTGGTAATAGGTGTGTGTACTACACGATCCATATCAATACCAAACGACTCAAAGTAAGCCTGAGGAGTACCAAACTCTGCATCATAAAACAATAACACTGCGTCTTTGTTGCGTTGCATATAAGCACCAGCCATCAACAATGCGAATGCTGATTTAAAGTGTTTAGATGGACCGGCTAATACCAAAAGCCCAGGAGTTAAACCACCATCAATTCGACCTGATAGTGCAACGTTAACCATTGGAACTGGTGTAGGCGCCATATCTTTTTTACCATAGACTTTTGAGTCCAATAGTGGAGCCGTCATTTTGATTGTACTGTTTTTTACTAATTTATCTAATAGGCTCATAATTTAATTTCCTTCTACGATTGACTTCAGTTTACCTTTATAGGCCTCAATCTTAGCTACGCGATCAGGCCAATATATTGTTGATTTTTCACTATTCTTACATAGATTATCTAAGAATGGTGTTACTGATTTAAACAGAAGTTCTAAACGGTATTCAAGATCGTCAGCAGCGAGTTTAGCATCGGTTAGTTGGTCTTCTAACGTTTGCTTTTCGTTGCTAACTTTTTGAATGGTAGCCTTGGTTTCAGCCTCTTTTTCTTGAAGCTCTTCATCGATGAAGCTGAAACCAAAGTCAAAATCTAAAACCTCTTCATAGGTTTTATTAGCCATTCGCTAGTTCCTTAAAGATTGATAGATCGTCATCGTCGTCATCCATTGACATACCTTGTGAACCACCTGTTTCAGGCATTGCTTCTTTCAAGGTTGGCTCAGGAGCTGACTTACTGCTGTTGCCAAAGCTGCTCAAATCCAAATCATCATCTTGCTCAGCAGTTGCTGGAATATTGGCTTCTTCACCAAGTGCAAGTACACGGTATAGTTTTGTTTTCAATTCAGCATATGATTTAAAGTTCTTTGGATCAACCAATTCTTGCAGCTTGTGCTGTTGGTTCCAAATACCTTCAATTACCGAATCATCATCTGCAATGGCTGATGGTTGGTCAAACTCAGACTTATCATAGTTTGGGTAACCTTCAAACTTGCGGATTTTCAAGCGGAAGTTTGCGCCTTCCCAGAAGTCAAACGGATTTACAGGCTTTTCATCTTCGAACGTTGGGTTCATCAAATCGTTAAGCTTGTCAAAGATCTTTTTACCAAACTGGTACATAAAGACTTTGCCATCATTTTCAGGGTTTGCACCGTCTTTAACAACAAGAATATTAGCGACATACTTCAGACGACGCTTTTGTTTGCGAGCCAACTCTTTATCAGACTCGAGACCAGAGTTCCACAATTTGGAATTAAACTCAGATACCGGATCATCTTGGTTAACTGTAGTGAGGGAGTTTTCAATGTACCACAAGCCTGTTGGCCCTTGGAAACCATGATCCCAAATACGAACAAAAGGCATTTCTTCGCCTTGAGCTGCTGGAAGGAAACGAATGATAGCAAAACCATTACCCGCTTTGTCGCGTGTTGGCTTCCACATTTTACCTTCGTTGGGATCTGAATAGCTCTTAGTTTGAATTTTCTCGAGCTGTGAGTTCAATTTTGTTAGAGAAGCTGAACGATTCTTCTTGAGTGCATTAAAATCCATTGTCATGGTTGTATCTCCTAATTTTGCTTTATATAGCGATTGTTTATATTGCGATGTATGTGTGGATATGTCCACCATCTATTTATATCAGAAAAAGTGTTCACGAATAATATTTTTAAACTTTTTCTGTTCGATTTCTAAGAAAGGATAGTACTTCCTAGATAACCTTATTATATCACTTGCTACGATTTTGTCAACTACTTTTTTGTCCCAATACTCAAATATATTTGCTGAGTGAGTTAAGATAGTAAACGTTTCAAGTGTTATTTGTTTTTGAAGATATAGAGTCATAATGGCAGGATGCTGTCCATTTACTGTAATAAAGTTATCCTGATATTCTGCTCTAAGTTTATTAAGATCGTCTTTAACTACGCGAGTTAATGAATCGCGTTTTTTTGTCCAATCAATATAACGATCTTCTCCTTCTTGCTCAACGACTTCTCTAATCCAAACATTAGGCTTAACAATCATGTTAGCCATTAACAGTTTTTCAGGATCTTCCTTTTGAGCAAGTTTATGAAAAAAGAAAACGTCGTTACGAGTACGGTATGTCTCAAACTTCGCTCTAATTTTTCCTCTGTACTTATGATAATCATATCCGTCTGTAGTAAAATGCTTCTTCATAGCAAGGTACTTTACATAACAGTTAAATGATTCCTCATTCGCAAAGCTCTGTGATGTCTTGATCATCTTTAATCACCATTTTCATTTTCACTGCTTCAGTCCTAACTTTTTCTTTAAGGATAGAAGACTTTTTGACTATATCGGCAACTGCCTCTATTTCCAATCCATTTTTACGCGCGTATTCAACTAACGCGTCAATATAATTAACTCCATTCAATAACATACTAGAAATCTCGTGGTGCACTTTTTCTGGTGTACGTGGATTAATAGCTTTTTCGTTTGGATCTATGATCGCAATGGTTCTGTCCATGTTAGCCATTAAGAGTTTTTACCCCGCTAAGCCAGTTTTGTGCAGCACTTTCAGCCCACGAAATTGACTTACCTTGGTACATTTCTTCTTGGATAAATTCTTCGTTAATATAAAATCTGCAGCCACACCCGTCTTCTGTTTTAAAATACTCAGCTTTGAGTGTTTGGCCTGCCTTTTCAATAATAATCTGTTCTCCTGCCATTTTACTTTCCTTAACGTTTGTTGTTGCTTTAACAGAACCACAATTTCCACAATATGTAACACGAACTTTAAAGTAGTGTTTTCCTAATTGTATGTATTCAGTTCCACGATTAATTACTACTATATCACAACATCCATATGGTGTCAACGGTTAGTTTCCTTAAACAACACATTGTTTACATATTCTTCTTTATCTTCCTCTGATATTCCCATTGCTAGGATTGATCTATGAAGATGTGGATTTTTCTTTTGATTAAAACAATATTTGTTTAATAAAGGTGATGTATCACGATCTGACTCATATGCCATATCATCTAGGTTATCTAAATAATAATCAACGAGATCGGATGTTACAGCGATGAATTGGTCAAGTTCTTTATCAGTATTAATATTGCCAACAGCAATCATTGATTCTGAAAATATTTCCTTTGCCCATTCCGGTAGTTCTCTTGGTTTATTCCATTCTAAGTCTTTAACCTTATCAGCCATGTAAGTACTATATGGATGCTCAACACCGCGCAGTGGAGAGAAATCCATAAACGAACCGGTAATCTTTTTTGGACCAGCAACAATATCAAACCCTAAGATTGGTAATTCTAAACCAGCCTTAGGGAAAACATTAACGTGCATTAGCCAAAGACCTTTACCGTCTGCTGGTACGATAGTCTTTAAGTGAGCTTTATCTACTTGGTCTGAATGCCAGAACCTATCGTCCCAATCTTTAAAATGAAGATCGTTCATAGCAGGATCGTCGTATTCAGTAAAGTTATCTTGGAACTTGCCACGAATGTGCGCAGCGTAATCGTTTAATCTATCCCATAGTTGATGCGTCATTTTTTTCTACGTTCTCTTCGGAGTCTTGCAAATTCATTTAATAGGCGCGTTTCTCTAATAGCTTTCATAATACCTCGACGCTTCCTTGCTGCGACATCTTTGGCAATTCGCACAGCCTTTGGCTTTGGTTTAAGGTCAACTGTTTCTAATGCTTCGTCTTGCATATTAAATCTCCTTTTATGTATCTTATATTAGTATTTTATCCTATAAATGTATATATGTCAATAGTTAATTGTCACTTGTGGCCAAAGCCCGATGCTAGGGTTAGGCAACGTCCGCCATACAAATCATCAAACGTAGGTTTAGATAACTCATCAAATAATTCCGATGCGAAACTGAAGCAACGTTTAGCTTCAACCTCCATGCCGTCATGTAATAGTTTTCTAAATTCTTCAATCATAACTTTCGTATCACCTTCAAATTCGTACATTTCGCCTTTGCCGGGTGTCTTAGCTTTAATGATTTGTCCACCATGTAATTCGCCAAAGTGTCTCACATACATATGCGCTAATAGACCTTCGTTATCATCAGCCTCAGCTAAGGTGTGCATATGGTTAATACATCTTCCTACTGATTCTGGGTAATGGTCAATATCTTCAAATCCATAGATTTCGCCAAGTTCTTCAATATCCTGTAGGATACGTGGCGCGCGCAGGATGTTCTTTAGATGTGGTGGAATGATTACAAGATTTTCTAATACTTCATATACTAAATATTGGCAATTAAGAAATTTATAATAAACGAAAGGATCTATTCCTCCGCTAATTAATTGCTTTGCAAATTTTCTACGCTCAGCTGCTTGGTGGTGTGCCCATGTGAGCTGCTTCAATTTATTCGTCATAATAATCTCCGTAGGTTTATGGTAGTTCGTCCGTCTGGGTAAATCTATTTATAAACATTTGCCAAATAAAAAAAGAGGAGCCGAAGCTCCCCTTAGTACTCGTTAATTTATTAATAGATTAGAAGCTGAAGCTAAGTTCAACTGACGGTGCATAATCTTCTGTATCGAAGTTATAGTTAACACCGCTATCAATATTCATACCGCCAAAGTTTGTTGCCATGCTAGCACCAATGTCTTTGGTCATATCGTTTTGGTCACCAGCAAGATAACCGGTTACACCATAAACTGTTGCATCAGCTTCAAAGCCAACTGTTTCACTTACTGAGCCATATGATACTGCACCGCCAAGACGAACGTTGTCAAGAATTTTTGCTGTATCTGCACGACCTGCGAGGATCCATGCTTCTGTGTTCAGGTTGTAATCGCCAACTGCTTCAATGTTAGCAATACCTAATGGAATACCATATGCGCCTTGCAAATTTGTGATGTCTGTTAGATCATCCATGTTTAAGCCGACTGCTACTGTTGCACCTAGTGCTGACACTTGGATGCTTTCGTCCATTTCAGCTTCTTCGATAGTTGAACCTTTTTCAGTACCAATCCAGATATTATCTTGGTCACCAAAAGATACAGAAGCTACACCTAAATCAGTACCTACTGAATATTCGTCAAGTGTTACTTTATTATCTGTGCCGTCTACAACAAACGAAAGGCTACCAAAAGCTGGTGTTGATGTTCCGTTTACGCCGAGGTCAAAAGATGATGTTGCACCCCAATTGCCTGCAGCATTTTCTGCGATTACTGTTGAAATTTTACCAGTCATATCAATAGGTGCTTCTGGCGCTACTTCTTGAGCAACTGATGCTCCAGCAAATACAGTCAAAGCTGTTGTTAATAAGAATTTACTCATGTCTTTTTTCCCTTTAAATTAATTAATGTGCCACTTTTCTGTTGCTAAGTAAGTGGCCAACTCCCTGTGATTATGCTGCTAGAGCAAATCCAGATGGTGCGAAATTTTCATTTGCATTTAGTTTAGTTGATCTATACGCGATCATCCGGTGAACTCCACTCTGCTATCCCGTCAGTCGATCCTAGTTCAGCCCCATCAAAAACGCATCCGCAATATATGGGTTTGTTATGAAGTATTTCAAAAAATTAAATTTTTCTCAACCAGATCTCTATACAGAATATCTGCGCCTTCTTGACGAAGGAATCATAGATTGGAATGGAGATACACAAATAGCTCTTGTTTCAGTGCCAGAAAAACCTGACGACATATACTTAGGAACAAAGAGTCTTTGGTACGACTGGTCTAAAATGACCAGAGAAGTAGATGAAAACGGCAATGAAAAAACCGTTGTTCCTCCACACGAGAACCCTTTAGACGAAGACGACTTTACTTATTTTGTTGATAGGTTTAGAGGAACCCTTTTCGAAGATGTGTATAATGAACTGAGCGAAGTTTATGAGCTCGGTAGAATTAGACTAATGAAGAACAGACATGGCAATTGTATGTCTTGGCACTATGATCCGTCAGAAAGAATTCACTATCCGCTAAAGACCCAACTTGGTTGCAAAATGGTAATTCAAGATGAAGTAATGGAATTGCCAAAACATGAATGGTGGTGGACTAATACTACTGTGCGGCATACTGCATTTAATGGAAGTGGCGAAGATCGCATACATTTAGTTTTTGTTATTTTAGGTGAGAAAAACAATGAACATAGTTCTGCTTAACGATATATTTTCTGAGCAACGAGAAAAGAACGAGAAACTTGGGAAGTGGAGCTTTTGGTCTAGGTACCTAGGTCCTTATGCTGTAAAACAAGCTATTAAGAACAAGTGTCCTAATAAAACAGTTGCTGTAATAGATTACTTTCTTAAAATAGAAGATTTCTTCTCCTACGCTGAAGATGGAATCATAGGACTTGATACTGAGTTTATCGGCATCAGCACTACATTTCTCAATAACACGTCAAACAAACGAGTGAACGACTTTAACCTCTGGTTTGAGGATCACGACGATATTGTAGACTGGCTTACTGAGCTTAAGCTTATTGCTCCAAATGCTAAAATATTTGTTGGTGGTCATTCAGTAGATGTTTGGTATAAAAGATATGTGGTAGATCCCGATAAACCAGAAATGCCCGAAGCTATGAAACTCATAGACTGTTTTATACACGGGTATGGCGAGTCTTCAGTGCCAGACTATATCAACGGTACAACTAATCTTCTTAATGTATATTCACGAGATGATGTTATGTTTATCTCTGATGGAGCTACTGCAGGAAGCAATAAAACTGAGTGTTTAAGAGTTCAATGGGACAATAAAGATTATATTCAACAGAATGAATGGCTGTCATTGGAAATTAGTAAAGGCTGCAAGTTTGGTTGTAAGTTTTGTATGTTCGACAAGATGGGAACTACTCTTAAATGCAAAGAGGAACTGCGTAAAGAACTCATTCACAACTATGAAAACTTTGGTACAGTAGGCTATCAACTTACTGACGATACAGTAAATGATAGTTTAGATAAAGTCAAAATGATTCATGAAGTGTTCACCAGCTTACCATTTAAAATAGAATGGATTGGTTATGTAAGACCAGATATGTTTCATCGGTATCCTGAAATGCTAGATATGTTGATTGAATCTGGATGCAGGGGAGTATTTCTTGGAATTGAAACTTTTAATCCTACTGCAGCTAAAATAGTAGGCAAAGGTTTAGATCCTCAAAAGATTAAAAATATAGTTAAATGGATGAAAGATACAACTGGAGATGAAATGTTTATCCTTGGCAGTTTTATTATTGGTTTAGTTGGTGAAACTACTGAATCATTGGATGATTCTTTAGAGTACTTAGTTAATCAAAAATCTATAGATAAAATCTTATGGGAGGTTTTATATCTAAGGCCACCGGATTATAGAACCGAAGCAAAAGACGATTTCAATAATAACAATGATAAGTATGGTATACGTAAGTTGCAATTTAAACCATACTATTGGGAGCACGATACTTTAAACTATAACCAATGTGTTGATATTTCTGATCAGTGGTATGAAGAGTTGCGAAAAGGCAAGAGCGGATTTAATAAAGCACTAGAAGAAAATACAAACTTTTTTAGCTATCCTCGGATGAGAAGTTTGGGATATACTCACCACGAAAGCTTTACTATGTTAAAGCACGGAAATATGCCGCCTGAACTATACGAGAAAAACGACAACTGGATTTATAATTATCACAAAGGATTAATGAATGCGCTGGCTTGAACACGATGAATATTACAAACTACATACTGAGTCTTTTGTTGAACTACCTTTTAAAATAGACATTAAAGCCTTTGAAGAGCAAATAGAACCGTACAAACCTATGTTTCGAGACTGGGGCGAAGAACATTTAGAGAAAATGTTTCGTAAAGGTATATCCGTTGTGAATATGACCGGCAGGTTAGATATGGAAGTTGACCCGTGTCTCTACCCACAAGATAAATACAATGAGCAATATGGTACCGAACTATACGATATGGATTACCGCATGCCTACAGAAATTTTAGATTTACCGTGCTTTGATTGTTTAGAACCAGTTAAAAAATATATGATTAGATCTGCTATTTTGTGGTGGAAAAAAGGTTCATTCTTTTATCCTCATATTGATTGTCGATTACCCACTAACTATCTGAGATTTTGGGGTACAAACAAAGTAAA